CTACCTTATCTGCATACCCTTTTGCGTTTATTTCCGCTTCGTTTGCCAGGTTTCCCGCCGTTTCATCTACATACTGAAAACTGGTATAAGTTTTACTTGCTTCGGTCTTGATCTGTTCCGCTGTCTGACTTATCGCCGTATTCATTTCTGTAGTAGTAACATATTTCTTAAGCTTCTCGTCTGTATAACTCTTTGCTCCCGCTCCTACAGTATCCGCATATCCTTTTGCGTTTGTTTCTGCTGCTCCGGCGGAATCATCTACATACTTATACGTTGTATACTTCTTGCTCGCTTCGGTCTTAATCTCTTCTGCTGTCTGGTTTATTGATGTCCCCATTTCGACCGTAGTAACATACTTCTTAAGTTTTTCTTCCGTATAGCTGTTCGCGTTGCTTTCTGCTTCATTTGCCAGGTTTCCCGCTGTTTCGTCTACATACTGAAAAGTAGTGTAGGTTTTCTTGAAATCGCTTTTAAGCCCGTCGATATCATTTTTATAGTTTCTCTCTACAGTGTTTACCGCTTCGCTTATATGGGTTTCCACCGACTTTTTATAGTTGATGCTGATAGATTCCGCTTGTATGCTATCTGCTTTTATAAGCGCTCCGTCAAGCTGCCCGACACATATATAATCAGCATAGAAACCGCTACCAGTTCCAAAGGTCTTCCAATCCCAGTCTTTCCCGTCTGCTGTACGTTCTGATGCAATACAGAAGCCCATTGTACCGATAGACATAGCCCCGTAAGTTGGGCTTCCTTCTACCAGGTCTTCAAATATTACCGCCCTTACTTCTGAAGGTTGCGATATGTCGCGCTGGGCTTTTAATTGTGCCTTTACAGCGTCGATTTTACCGTATACTTCTTCTGCCTTAAGCGTCCCGTCTTCCCTGGTTACTTTCTGTATAATATCTGCCGCGCTGGTTGTCTTGTCAAAATAATTTTCTATAAAGTTCCCTAGCTCAACTTCTGCGTTTTCTTCCTCTATGCAGTCGTACACAAGCCTTATACATCTTGCCGTTACATTTATCTTAAGCTTTCTGTCCTTTGTTAATACGTCGTCGCCTATTCCTATTGTTGTTAATTTCTTGTAGTCTTTATAGTCTTCCGTATTCGCAACTTCTACCAGGTCTACTTTATAATTTACTTTCGGCTTATCAAGCCCGTTTTCATACTCTTTTGTGCACCGTCTTTTAAGTTCTTCCCTTAAAAGTTCCAGCGTACTAAATCCTTCTTCCCCTTCCTGGCAATCTTCCAGTAACTTAACATCTTCAAATTTAATAACTGCTGCCCTGGGATTTGCATAGCTTCCAATGAGCGGGCTATCTATCCACGGTTCTTCCCCTTCCAGGGTGTGCCCGTTGTATGATACCGGGATAATTCGCGTTACTACATCGTCTATACTTATGTCCGCTTCTATCCCTGTCATATTCCGCCCAAACTCTGCGCACGCTCCATAGTCCCCACCCAGGCGATCATTTATGATAACAGTAAAATTATCATACATTCTTTCGCCGCCCCAGCGATTTATAAAGCTGTTTTCATCGTCCCCGCCAATTGCTTCCATGATGTTTTTACGGATATAGTAGGCTGTGGATCGCGTTTTAATATTTGTCTTCGCCTTGTACTTCGTACCGCTTAAGATTATATCTAACGCTTCTTGCCCGGTCTTGTCCGTCGGTCTTACATCTACCAGCATTTCTCCGGCAGAATCATAGAAAACATGCCTTGCATAAGCCGTTACTTCTGTCTCAGTCTTTGTATAATCATAGATTCTAAAAAGCTGCTTCTTTGAGTATGGCGTAGGTGCTGCTATCACATTATCAGTTACCAGGTATTCCCAACGCCCCAGGTCGTCTATAGAGTGTTCTAAGGTAAGCTCTGCCACTCCTTCTACAGTAAGTTCTACTTCGCACGTAGTCGGCGTTAAGGTCATATCTCCGTTACTTCCGTAGTCCTCATTGCCTTTAACGTATACCTCTATCATTTATCTGCACCGCCAGTTAGGTTTTATCTTAACTGTAAATCCAGGGCTTACACTAAATGTATTTTCCCCTTCTTTTAAATACAGGTCTTCATAATACCCGGTAAGCCGTCTGTTTGCCGTTTCCTTCAACGCCGTGTAGCAAAGTTTCAGCCCGGTATCTATAACCAGCTTTCCGCCGATATTCGCCGTAACTTCCGTACCGTTTACAGTAAGTGTACATACGCCGTCCCCCGCGATCTCATACACTGGTTTGCACTCTTCAAAAGCATTATACAGTGTATCGCTTAAGTTCCTGGTTTCTGCTCCTTCTATCAGATACATATAGCCTTCACAAGTAAATGTTACCTGGAATTTCCCGATACGCTTCGCTAAGCGCTCGTTTGTCCCTATATCAATTTTCTTCACTTTGTAATAATAGCCCGGGTCGTCTGAAAACATAAGCATACCTGTACTTTCCTTAAGGAATCGCCGTTTTATGCTTCTGAAATCTTCCGCCCAGTCTTCCGGGTCGTCTGACAGGAAGTTATAAGTAATCTCAATGGGAATATCTTTTAATGTTCCTTTTTTTCTGTATAAATTCCCGTCCCTTCCCGGTACTTTTATCTCGTCGTACTCCTGTTCTGCTGTAGGGATATTAGGGCGGCTCACGGGCTTAACGCCCGCGTCTCTGTCCCTAATATTGTTGTATATTGTATAATATACTCCGTTCATTATGCCGCCCCTTTCGCTTTCTGCTTATTTTTCTGTTCTTTCGTTACGTTCTTAACTACTCGCTTCGTTGTCTTTCGTGCTATCTCTTTTCCGTCAAGCTCTGTAATATTCGTAATTTCTACTATTACGGTCTTCTCTGAATTGTCCGTAAATTGTGTAGTATCTACTCTATTGTTCAGCGCTACTACTTTCGCACTCTGCTTAACTTCTGTTATCGGTGTAATCTTTGCTACGTTCTTTGTAAGTGTTCCCAGGCTCTTATTTATGTCTTCTTCGACATTTCCAAGTTCGTTTGTGAAACCTACGCCCGCTCCTTGTGCCATGTACTTACCTATTTCGTCCTGGAATACCCTCGACGGCGAATGAATACCAAGCGCATTTTTTACACCGTCTACGATTCCGCTAAAGAAGCTCTGTACTTGTCGTCTGAACCAACCAGCGGCGTTACATATTCCATTCCATACACCAGTTACGATATTGTATCCTACGCTCGCCATTTGCGACGGTAGCGAAGCTACACCGTTAATCACAGCACTTACTAACTGACTTGCCGCGTTTCTACCCTGTTGTAGCAGTCCGCTTCCCCAGTTTGCTACAGATTGTATAGCGCCCTGTATTGCGTTCCAGACTCTGCCCGGCATCTGTGAAAGTGTTGAATATACATTACTTAAAATATTCGATGCTGCCGCGCTCGCCTGGCTTAACATCTGTTGCCCCCAGTTCGCCATATTTGTAATCGCGCTTACTATTGCGTTCCAAATCTTACCTGGAAGCTGGGATAAAAAGTTTACGACCGTCGTTATAGTATTCTGTATATAATTAGTTGCTTGTGTGTATACCTGTTGTCCCCAGTTCTGTACGTTCGTGATCGCGCTTACTATCGCGTCCCAAATCTTGCCCGGAAGCTCTACCAGGAATCCCACTACGGAAGTTATCGTATTTTGTATATACGTTGTTGCTTCCGTGTATATCTGCTGTCCCCAGTTCTGTACGTTCGTGATCGCGCTTACTATCGCGTCCCAAATTTTTCCTGGAAGCTCTACCAGGAATGTTATTACCGTGTTAATAAAATTCGGTATTTCTGTAGTCGCCCATGTTACCAGGTCAATACCGAACTGTACTACATTCCCGATTGCTTGACCGATTACATAGCCGATTTTATACGGCAATTCCTGGAAAAATGCTATTGCATTTGTTACAAATTCAGTAGCAGCCTGTACAACTGCTGCCTTCATATTTTCGCCCCAGGTCGTTACTGTCGTAACTGCTCCCAGTATTGCGTCCCAAATTTTCCCCGGTAATTCCTGGAAAAATGTTACAACGCTCGTTATCGCGTTACTTGCCGCCTGGGTCGCCGCTGTCTTTACATTTTCGCCCCAGGTTGTTATCTTCTCGACCGCTCCCAGTATTGCGTCCCAAATCTTGCCCGGTAACTCCCGGAAAAATGAAGCGATATTATCTACAATATTCCGGAAAGTTTCGCAATGTTCGTACAGCAGTTTAGCCGCACCCGCGAACGGATTCGCCAGGAATAATAGAATATCTTGCCAGTTATCTTTTACAAAATCTACAACCTTGCTTAGTGCGTTTGGTATTGTTTCTGTAAAGAATTTTGCAATTTCTCCTACTACTTTTCCTACCGTATCTTTTACGATGTTCCAGGCATTTACTACCGCCGCTCTTGCATCTTCATTTGTGGCGACAAATCCGACTATAGCCGCTACCAGTGTAGCAACCAACGTTATAATTAACATCATCGGATTAGCAGCCATTGTTATATTAACAAGTTTCTGTATGGCATTTAGCGCCACTTCTGCCGCCGTAAGTCCCTGTATAGCTGTTACTACTCCGTTGATTATCGACGCTACCTTAAATACCGCAAATCCCGCACCTATGGCAGCTAATAAGCTGGCTATCGTGTCGCCGTGGTCTGCAATCCAGCCCAGCCCTTCCAGGATTTTAGGTAATACCGCTACAATAATTTCACTGGCTTTTTCTACCAGGTTTCCGAAACCTGTAGCAACCTTATCAAGCGCGCCGCTCAGCTCCCCGCTCGTTAAATCTGTCTGTAAATCTCCTATTACGTTCGTAATATTCGTTACTGCATTTTTAAGCGGTGTCTCGAACTTTTCATAAGCAGCAATTCCAAGCCCTTCCAGCCCGCTCTTTAATATCGTAATTTTACCCTGTAAGTTATCATTCATCGTTGCCGCCATTTGTTCGGCAGCGCCCGTAGAATTTTCTATGTATCCGCTTAACTCATTGAACCGCTCGCCGCTGTTCGCAAGTAAAGCATTTACGCTCTTAAGGTCAACTTTATTAAAGATTGTGTTTAATACTTCTGTCTGCTCTCCCTGGGTCATATTTCCCAGGATTCCGTTAAGGTCTTGGAAAGTCTCATTCAACGGGCGCATATTCCCGTTTGCGTCGAAGACTTCAAGCCCTAACTCTTGCATTTTTTTCTTTGCGGTATCCGTCGGCGCTGTAAGGCTTAAAATTACGTTTCGTAATGCTGTTCCGCCTTCTGCTCCCTTCGTTCCGCTATCCGCGAATATTCCTAATACGGTATTCGCTTCGGTAACTCCGCCCGCTAAGCTCTTAGCCGTTCCGCCTACGCTAAGCAGCGCTTCACCCAACTGTTGCACACTGGTATTACTCTTTTGTGAGGTCTTCGCCATTTTGTCTACAAAACTTTCTGTAGTTCCGGCTTTGTCCCCTAGTGCGCTCATGCTGTCCGTTACCATGTCGGAAGCTGTCGCTAAATCCATTCCGCCCGCTGCTGCCAGGTTCAAAACTGTAGGTAATGTCTCTACTGCTTTGTCTGCATCATATCCGGCAAGTGCCATATAGTTAAGGGCTTCTGCTGCCTGGGTAGCGCTAAACTGGGTAGTATTTCCGGCTTCTTTCGCTGCATTTTCCAGCTTTGTATAAGCTTCACTTCCCCCGGCTATTTCCTGGGTAGTCATGCCCATAGTAGCCGCTACCTGGCTCATGCCACTCTCGAAGTCCATACCGACGCTTATCGCGCCCTTCGCAAGTTCCTTTATACCGTTGGCAAGCTCTTTTACTCCGTTGATGATCGCGGAAGAAATAAGATTAGCCTTAATAACGTCGCCCAGGCTTATAGTTTTATTCCCGGCTTCGTCCATGTTGCTTCCCGCCGTCTTTATTTCCTGTCCGAAAACAGTCCATTTCTTTTCGGCGTTCGTTAATTCTTCTTCTGTATTTTTTAATGCTGTATTCTGCTCAGTAAGTGCCGCTTTCGATTCATTCAGCTTAACCGTATTCTTCGCTATTGCGTCTTCCTGTTTCTTTACAGCATTTGTAGCCTTTGCGTGTGCTTCTTTTGCTTCTTCTAGCTGTGCATTTAGTTTTTGGCTTTCCTCGCTGTCTTTTCCAGTCGCCTTAACGCTATCTTCATGGGCTTTCGTAAGCTCTGCTACCTTCTGCTTTGCCTTGTCTTCCTTCTCTATCAGTTCTGTAAGCTTCTGCTTCTGAGCTGTTAAATTGGTCTGCTGTAGCTTAATTGCGTCCGTTTGCAGCTTAATCTTACTTGTAAGCTCTGTCTTCTTAGCCTTAAGTAAATCTGTCTGACTTCCTAATGCTTTCGCTTGTGCCGCTTCTACCTTATATTCGCTGGTAACAAGCTTCATTTGCGTAAGCATTGATTTCATTTGACTGGTAAACTCGCTTGTATTCGCCCCTACTCTGAGACTTGCACCAGCCATTTATTACGCTCCTTATGTCTACTTTTCCCGGTCATATTCGACTTGAAATACAACGTAGTCCAATAAGTCGCTTAAATCTGATTCTAAGCACTCCTTATAGCTGTTTCGCATACTCTTTATACATATCTGTAGGATAGCGTCCAGGTTGTCCCCGTATGATCTCCATATTTCTTCCTGCGTCGTCTCTTCGATATATCCATTTTCCTGGTCGTATTCATCGAACGCGCTACCCTGGTCTTCTTCCGGCACTCCGCCCAAAAGTGTACCAAGATACCGTATTTTTTCATTGACAGAAATATCTATGATTTCTACTATCGCTCCAAACGTATCTATAATGTCTGCTACGTCCAGCCGTTCTATTTCTTCATTCTCTACCCTGTCGTTAAATACAGCCTGTATCACGGCAGCGTATAGCTCTAATAAGTCGTCTTCATCATCAGTACAGCTAATTCTCTCCATAAGCTTTATAAATCTTCGGTAAGCGTATGTCGTGATTCTGTATAGCCTTTTTTCTCCTTCCTCACATTCCAGGCAGTAGTCTATTACACCTGTGAGCTTAAATTTTTTTTTGCGCCCGCGGCTTCGTCCTTAAGCTTCTTAAGGATATTCGCGTTAATCAGTCCGAAGTTAAAAATAATCTCTGAAACATCTTCTAAAGATTCGTTCGCTTCTTCAAAAGTAAACTGATTATCATACACCAGTACAATAGTGTTAATCATTTCGTCCAGTTCCGCGTCTGTATAGGTCTGCTTCTCCGGGCGTGTCAGTCTTTCGTATACCTCGCGGAAGGCTTTATATTTCTTTCTTCCAATCTTTCCGCAATCGTATTCTTTGCCGCCGATTGTAATAATATTTGCTTTCCCGGTCTTTGCTGTCTTTTCCGCCTGTAAATTGCTCTTGTTCAGAATTTCCGCATTGATAAGTGAGAAATTAAGCAGAATATCCGGGATTTCGTCCAGCGCGTCGCTGGCTTCATCAAATGTAAACTGATTTCCGTATACCACTACGATAGATTCAATCATTTTATCTAAGTCTTCGTCTGTGAAAACCATAGAAGCAACTTCCTTCTTTAAAAAGCTGTCGAATGTCTCACAAAATGATCTGTATTTTTCTCTTGTAATTTTTCCACTTTCATATTTTTTATCGTTAATTGTTATTTTCATATTCGCGCCTTCTTAGCGGTGTCAGAATATGACACCGCCCCTTTTTTTCTCTTTTTACGCTGCTACATCTGCTTTGTATTCCTGTACCGCCCCAAACCATTCCGCAATAGCTTTTTTAGCGTTTGCATGTTCTTCAAGTAATTGTGATTCGTCCACCTTAAGCGCATAGAAGCGTTTTGCTTTTCCGTCTACGGTATCCTCTTTCTTTCTTGCGTAGAAAGTAAATGTAATCTTCTGTGTCTGAGCGGTCTTCTTGTCCTTGATTGTCTCGTAGGACTCTTCCGGGTGTTCTGCTTTTCCGCAATAGTACCATACAAATTCGTACTTCCCGTTGTTCTGCTTTGCCCGGAATCCTAAAGCAACTTCCTTCGCTCTGTCGCTCTCTGATTTTACCAGGTAGCCGGATTTATACAGGGAATCAAACAGTAACGCATAGTCGCCCGGTGTCAGTCTGTTTACTTCCAACTCAATTTCTGCTTTTACAAATGTTTCTGTAGTATCCTCTACTTCGTCGTCACTGTATAAGTACTCTACCTCGAATGTCTCTTTAATAGTTGCCGTGATTGCTTTCGCCAGCCTGGTAGGTGTGCCTGCTGCATAGGTCGTAGCATCGTTTGTAGTAACTTCCGCTACACAGATATCCTTTAAGCCTACTACTCGGCTTCTCTCAATCGTCTGTTTATTTTCCTGGACTTTCATTACCTTAGTCTTCTCCTTCGGTATTTATCAAAAAATAAAATCGCGCTGCTTTATGGTATATTTTCGTATCCTGTTCATAATCATCATTTCCCGCAAAATATGTAAAGCCCGCCTTCTTAAGTAATTTCTTTATTTTCCGTTTCAAAAGAAAACAATCTTCTTCACTCCATATGTCTACCTGTATATAATATTCTTCTGCTTCGTTCTTATCGTCGCTATGGTTCGCGTCGGTATCCGTAATATAGTAAAAAGTAATATGGGTATCGTTTATATCCTGGTTATACCAGCCTTCTTCTACGTGTTTTCCCGTTATACCTATTACGTCTGCTATATACGCCGTTAAATCCAGGTCTTCGTTATTCGGATAATCCGCCATGATCTGCTTAAGCTGCTGCTTTTCTTCTTCACTCAGAAGTGCCATATTATCCCCCTAACTTTTCCTTTAAAACTTTCTCGTATTCTTCTTCTGCTATGCTCTTTAGTGCGCGATATGTCGGGCGCGCTGCTTCCAGCATGAATTTTTTAGGCTTATGCATCGTCGTACCCCATTCATGGAACTTCATGTAGAAAAATGGCGAAGTATCGCTTTTTTCCCAGCCTATGACTTCTCCATAGTTCCCGCTTTGTGTCGTTCCCTTCTCCGGGACATTATCCGCCGCGTGCTGCCCCGTCCTGCTGCCGCGCCGCCCGGATTTCATAGGGTTTTTACTGTATGCTTTCTTCCTTATCTGCCCTTCCGATTCTTCTAAGCCGACTTTCCCGGCTTTCTTTACAATCTTTTTATTTAGGTCTTTCAGTTCCGACGCTGTAGCAAGCCTTTCTATTTCCCGCTGCACTTCGTCCAGTCCCAAAAAATCCATAGTAATATTAAAACTCATACTACTTCTTGCCCTTTAAGTACCACTTTCCGGCGGTCGTATTTGCCGTAATCGGCATTGATAAGCTTAAATATGCGTTCACCCCATACTACCCGGTATTCCTTTGTATTTAAGGCTTCCAGAGCTTTGCAGTATCGCGTTTCAAAGTTCATTACATTTTCTAACTTTGCTTCCAGGGCGGTATACAGTTCTTTCCCGTACAGGCTCTTTACTTCACACCAGCATTTTAAGTAGTCGTCCCACTTTTCTACTGGTCGCCCTTTTTCTACGGTCTTTTGCCGCTTCTGTATCATTACATACATTTTACCTACCCCACATTCGCTAGCTTATCCAGGATAGTTTGTGTTATCTTATCCTGTTTCGTGTTATTGCTTACTGTAGTTCCTCTTACGTCGTACATATCGCTTATTACTTTCTTCTGTAAGAGGGTTGCAAGTCTGCAACCTCTCTTATATTCTTCTTCGCTATTGTATTTATCCTTTTCCCTGTATGCAGTACCCACACAACCGTCTATATAAGCTTCGGATATATCTATAAGCTCCGTGATATAGTCGTTATCATCGTCATAACCTACCCTTAAATATTCCTTCGCTTCCTGTAATGTGATCGCCATAAGCTACGCCTACGCTGCCGCGAACTCAATTTTAAAGTCTGCTCTGTCGTCCAGTTTCTCACAGTCAAAGCGCTCCTGTACTTTCAGCGCCAGTTCGTCAGATTCAAAGAATACAGACTTATCCGTAGACACTGTATAACCTTTTCTCTCGAAGAATTTAACCAGGGCATACAAATTTACTACATAGAAAATCATTTTTTCTGTAGTGCTTGCTGTAATATCTTCGTCACTCAGCGTAATAAGCTCTTTACCCTGGAAGTATTCTTTACCGTTTACCTCTTTAACCAGGTCTAAGTTTCTTCCGTTCTTATCTTCCTGTGACTTTAAGTACACGCTGCCGGAAAGGTTTGTAATTACTACCACTCTTCCGCGAAGTGTCGGTAATACTCCGTCGATAATTTTCTTTACATCTCTCCAATCCTTCGCACCTGTAGACTTGTCTACGGCATTGGCTTCTACGATCTGCATAATCTCATCATTTTCAGTATTAACCCCAGCTTCCGCGAAGTCCGGCTTAATAACTTCCTGTACGATATTTACGGCTTCGTCTTCCTGTAAATCGTTTGCAATCGGTACAAGTGAACCGTAATTCTCAATGTCGTACTTGATATCCTCTGTATTTGCCGCTTCTCCTGTAAGCTTCGTGCCAGATTTATACTTTTTCAGCTTTTTACCGCCGATTTTTGCAAACGGCATTTTGCCATGGTTAGAGGTTGCTTTGATTACATGGCAATGGTTTTTAAGGCTTGGGAAACCAGCTCTTAATACCTGGATATCGTTTACGAACTGCTCCGGCAGAATAGCAGCGTTACCGTCGATATTTACGGCAGCTCTTTCTTCGTCTGTCAGTGCTGCCTTTCCATGCAAAGCAAATTTTACGGCAGCTCTCAACTCGCTTACTGCTCCTGTTGATCTGCTTTCTTTCTGTTTCTTCTGTCTTCCCAGGTCTTCCCGCTCTTCGTCGTCCTCTGCTTCTCTTACCGCAAGCAATTTCTGTAATTTTCTCTTTTCTGCTAAAGCTTCCTCTGCCTTGTCCGCGTCTCTGCTTTCCAGGTATCCGTTAATTTCCTCTGTTTTCTGTACAATCTCTTCTCTTAATTCCTGTACTGTCATGTGGTTACTCCTTGTTATTTTCGTCTGCGATTTCCAAAAGTCGCGCTTCTTTTCTCAGCTCTTCCAGCCGTTTCTCTTCTTTGGTATCTGCTTTCATACGTTCAAAGCTTCTACAGTTAATTTGTGAACTGTCATAAGCTGGGAACGTACACGGGCTTACTTCCAACAGCTCCGCTTTTACAACACTTCTTTTGTACATTTCTTCGCCTTCGTGCTGTACTTTGCTCCATTTATCTTCTAAACAAATAAAACCGAAGCTACTACCGTCTACGTCTCCACGCTTCACGCTTTCCCGTACATCGTTTCCCCATGTGTTATTAGGTAAATCAATGTCGTAATTCAGCCCGGTAGTATCCCCCATGTTAAATCTGAGTGTATCCGTCTTCGTGCTTCCAAGTGGTCGGCTTGTGTCGTGATTCCATAACGCTTTTATCTCGCTGCCGTTCTCTTTGCATCTGCTTAAGCTTTCATCGAAGCACCCCGCGGCGATTTCCTCTAAATATTTGTCGCCCCAGCGGTCAGTAATAACTACAGGCGTATTATACTTAACTGCATAACCGCCAATCGTGCGGCTTTCTTCGCCTTCTGCTGCTGCTCTCACTTCAAGCGGTATCCCCTGGTACGCTACATAATTTCTTCTTTCCTGGATTTCCGCCGCATCTTCTGTACTGTGTGTGTTATTCTCCGGCATTTCCCTTTGTGTCCTTTCCTAAGTCCTTAAGCTTAAGCACACCAGCATTTACTATAAGGTCGTCCCCGTCCTCTGTAGTTTCCCTTCCAAGCTCTAACCTGGCTTCGTTCGGTTTTATGATTCCGCCCGCCACGTAAGCGCATAATATTTTTTGCTGGGTTTCCGGCGAAGAACGCAAAATAACATTTGTGTTATGCTTCGCTTTATATCCTTGTGCCCTGTCGTCTTTTGTTAAGCAGCCCCACGTTACTTCCTGTTCGATAGATTCATACAGGATAAGCAGTGTATCCACCAAAAAGCTTAACTGCTGCTGTTCTAGCGAATTATTATTTGTGTCTTTCAAGTCGTTAAGCTGATACATTTTTATACCAAATAGCGCCGCGATCTGACTTATAGACATTCTTCTTATCTGCTCATACTGTGCGTCTGCCAGGGATAAATTTACGGGTTGTACATTAAATCCCGCCGGAACTGTAAAAATACGTTTTCCTTTGCTGTACAGTTTTCCAAACTTTTCCTGTATCTTTTTAAGCTCTTTTTCGTCCCTTATGTCGCTTGTAAGCTGTATTACCATTTTGTTAGTCAATCCATTATCAAATAACGTGTTAAGGTAATTCTGTGCTTTAATCTGTACGTCTATCGTGCTTTTTACGATAGTCCTTACCGCTTCCGTGTTAATTCCGTCCATAGTAAAGCCTTTGAATATCAGCAAATCCTCATAAAAGGCGCTTTCGTTCATTCCCGTACCTGGTACTTTGAAATCAACTAAAACTTTATGCTTTTTGGTTGATCTGAGTACACCCGCATCGTCTATAGTGATTCCTTCTATCGTGCAAGGGTACAAAGCTTCTATTTTTCCTTTTCTTCCGTACACTTTTACCGCTCCGGCTATTCCTTCGTGTTGCCTGGTGGCTTCTATTGCCTTCCAAAAGTCTACCGCCGTCATATACGGGTTTGGTCTTAAACTCAAAAGCTCATATAACGGGTGTTCTTTTGCCCTTCTTTCGCCTGTTTCCGTGTCCTGGGTAAGATATAGCGGCGTTTTCGCCACTGCTTCCGACAGCTTTTTTATACAGGTAAAGTAGGTTGCTTCCTTCATTGCCGCCGCTGGTTGGTCTTCTTCTATCCCGAAAACCTTTAAAAAAAGCTTTTCTTCGTCCGTAAGTCGCGGCGTATCGTCTACTTCTTCGCTTCTTTTTTCCAAAAAATCCAAAAACATTAACTTTTACCGCTCCTTACTATCATAATCGCGACTGCTGCCAGCTCAGCAGCTAAAATATACATACCGATATGCGGGTTTATGTCGTATGTCGTCCCAAACACTACCGCCATAGCTGCCAATAATAGCCCGTCTGCGATCACTATTTTTTTCTTCATGTTTTTTAACTTCTTAAGCATATTTTTTCCTTCTTACATCGCGTCCAGGTATTCCACCGGGTTATAGTGTTCAATACCATTTTCTTCGATGCACAATAGCAAGCCCATAAGCATGGCTATTACACCGTCGATTTTAAATTTACTTTTCTTCTTACTGTACTTGACTCCTAACATTTCGTCGTAAACTGCTATACAGTTTTTTGCCATAAATCGGAAGCACTCATTTTCTGCAATAACCAGCCTTTCGTCTACTAATAGGTTCTCAAAATCGTTAATAACCTGTGTCATAGTCTTAGTTCCCTGTCCTATTGGGATAACGTCCCAGCGATCTTCTAATCGGTTTATGATTGTTGTACTTCCCCACTGGTCGAAGCCTATCTGTTCTATCCTGTATTTTTCGTCCAGTTCTACCGCATGGTCTAAGAAGCGTTCAAAATTTACATATTTTCCGTCTAAAGCTATCAAATCGCCTTTTTTTATCCAGTACTCATAAGGGTTATTGTCCTTATGCTGCCTGTAAGCTACCGTTTCTTTCGGCGTATACAGGTACGGCACTACGATAAATCGCCCGGTTGTCTCTTCATAAAACACCAGGACAAAGCCCGTAATATCATTTTTACTTGATAAATCCAGTCCGCCCCAGCACTTCCAGCCTTCTAAGTCTTTCGTATCTACCTTTTTCGTACACAAGTCCCATAAGTCCATATTTATAGCGCCTTTTTCATGGTCTAACGCTACGTGCTGGTTTAGGAACATACGCCTAAACATATTTTCCTGTAAAGGCATAAGCCGTATACGCTTCGCATAGTTCGCCAGGTCTTCCAGCTTCCTAAATACTCCTAATGCCGGGTTCGATTTATACCATTGTGTTTCGTCCTCAACATTACAATCTTTATCAGCTTCGTAAATCCTATAGTAAAAGCTCGGGTCGTTCACTTCCCCGGCTTCTATTTTCTTTGCCATAGTATAAAGCTGCATTTCCGGGTTTGCCGGGTCTTCTCCGCTGGAAGCCGTTGTAATTGTCATTATTAACGGCTCGTCCCATGCTCCTTGTCCCGTTCTCAGCTTTCCGTACATTTCGTCGTTTTTCGCCTGGTGTATCTCGTCCAGGACGGCTACATAATCGTTAAAGCTGTCGGCGTTGTCTGCATCTGACGACAGTACCATAAGCTTATTACCGTTATCTTTCCGTATAATGGTTTTCGTACTGCTTGTAATCTTGCAGTAGCGGCGTAGCGTCTTATTTGCTTTTATGAAATGTTCTACCGTTCCGTACAGCTCGCCCGCCTGTTTGGTTGTATTTGCCGTTAAAATAAAAAGCGCGCCGAAGATATGCCGTTGACAGAAAAAGAGATATACTACTATAATCGCCGCCAGGAATGACTTACCATTTTTTCGCGGTATATTTATATGTGCTTCTCTATGTTTCCGCTTGCCGTCACTCCTTCTCTTTACGCATAGGATTTCTGTTATTATTTCAAACTGAAATTCTAATAAATCAAAGTTTCGGCTTGCTCCTCTATCATTGGTCAACTTCGACACGAACTTAAATACTTTCTTTGCTTCCTCTACATCGTAGTAGTATTCTTCCGTATCCCACTTCTTTTGTAACTTCTCCAACCAGGCAGCTAAAAGCAGTTCCGTGTTAATCATGTGCTATCATTCCGTCCAGCTCCGCGTCTATGCCGCCGTCGCCTTGTGCGCTCTCTGCCTTCATTCTCTGCCGCGCCGCTGGCGTTAATCCTAATTCTTTCGCCCAGGCTCTCATTTCCGTCTGTGCTTTATTTGCTATGCTTACTTCTGGTCTTTGCTGTTCGTAACCATTATCGCCCACTTCCATACTGTAACCTTTTTCGTCTATGATCTGTTCGCACTTCTGCCACTTTGCATAGTTCGTACAGTAAGCTTCTAGGGCTTTAAGGTCTTTGTCCGTAAATTCTTTTTCTTCTTCCGCGAAGATTTTCGCAATCCTACGCCACTCTTTTTTAGCCGCCGCACTTAACCACTTCGGGCAAGGTTTTGGCTTGTTTTTTTCTGTCTTTTTTTCTTCATTCGCCATACTGCCACCTTCTCAGACCCCCCCCCTATACAAAAAATCGGCGTTTTTTTTCAAATCAACTTGAACTCGGGACTTTTAAAAAGAAATAAAAAGTTTTTATATCCCCCCGCTGTCTCCGAACTCGCGCCGGAAGCGCTGTAGCATATCGTAAAGCGTTCGCTGCATCTTCTTTTTTGCCATGTATCCGCGGTCATATTCTTTATGTATGCGCCTGTGGTTCGCTTCGCTCAGCCCTATTACATTGTCTCTATCAAGTCGTCTATGCCATGCTTCCGTAACCTCTTCTATGTGGTGGTACTGCTCCGCTGTTATCACTATTCCCGTTGTGTAGTATTCAAATATATCTACGCCAAGTTGCGCCGCTTCCTGGTTGGCTCTGAACCCTTCCCAGGCTTTGCTATTATAGAACTGCTGCCGCCGGGCTTCCTCTTCATTCTCCATACGCTTACGCTTGTATTCTCTGTACTTCTCTCTGTCTGTGTCCTTGTGCCTGTCACAATACTTAACCCCAGCTTCTACTACCTTGTGGCAGCCCGGGTAACTGCATA